CCAAAATTTCAGCCTTTAACGCCGCTTTTTCCTCGGCTTTGGCTTTCGCCTCGGCTTCTGCCTTTGCCTTTGCATCGGCGGCGGCTTTTTCCTCGGCGGCTTTCTGCTGTGCGGCGGTTCGTGCCGCTTTTTCCTCGGCTTGCGCCTTGACGTACTCGTTGGGGTCGTGCAATACGGTAATCGTGTAACCCTGTTTTTTCAGTGCGTCCAAAATGCCGTTTTCAAAGGACTTTTTGCCGAACTTTTGGATACGGGGAACGGATAAGCGTTTTCCCGTTTCGCTGTCAAACTTGCGTACCTCAATAACGCAATGATACAAATGTTGTTCGTTGCTCGGTACAATGTAGTTTTCGGGGGTGACGTAGGTAATTGCGACGTCCTTTGTTTTACCCTCGGTTGCTGTTTTTACTTGCATACTCGTTAAATTTACTTGTTATTATTGAAATCTTTTGGTCGAATGGTATTTGCGTTCCAAATTCCAAAATGTTTGTATTCTCCCGTTCAAACCTGCGGACAAAGTTAGCGAAATTCAACTTTATACGCAATTCATTCTCCGGGATTAAGTTACGCCCGTACAAATCCAATACCTCGTTCCGGGTCAAATGGCGGTACGGCTCCAATTCTGCCAATATCAACATACGCTGCAATTGGGTTGGGTTGTTCCGGTACTCCGTTTCGATAATCTGATTTTGTAGGGCGTCCAATTCTGCCTCACTTGCGCCGCTTTCCTTTGCCGACTTGTAACGGTTCCGCAACTCGCTTACGTCGTACAAATAGAACTCCGTGCCGTAATTGACTTTTGCAGATACGAACATATTGCCGTATCGCAATCGGCAAACCGTTTCATCGACGAACTGTTGGGCGGCTTCAAAGCCTTTTTTCACTCGGTTTAATACCGTGCTTTGGCTCTCAAATGCGGCTTTAACCTGTTGTTCGTTGAATGCCTCCCGTTGGGTTACTTCCTCGTTTTGTCCGACGACGGCGGTAATAATGTTTTCCCGCAATCGCTTTTCTTCCTCAACGTTATAATCCAAACTTGTACGGTCAACGGTCAACATTTGTACCGGGTTCCGCAAATCGGGTTGTTTGTCCCCGTCCGGTATCGGTATTTCAACAAAGGAACCCGCCCCGGTAATCCGTTTGTCGCCGCACTTGGGGCAACGCATCAATAACCCGGCTTGGTCTAACCTGTAATACCCTTGTTTGTCTTTCAAAAATCCACCGTCGCAATAATCGCCGTTTTCGGCGTTTGTAAAATCGCACGATTGTTCGTAACCGGAATATATCGGGTACGCCCCGTACATATCCAAATGCCGCTTCGATATATGGAAAAACAAAAACCAATCCAACGCCTCCAATTCTTTTGTTAGCGGGGATTGTTTAACGTCCGGTTCTCGCAAATTCATTGGCTCGTTCCAAAAGAAACGGGCGGGGCAATAGCGCAAATCGTGTGGGTTATCAACCAATAATTCGCCTATGTTGCCGCCGTCGTCCTCTGCAAATACTCTGTATCGTTCATCGTCAATAACTGCAATACGTTTATCGGGTTGGCGGAAAATTATCCAATCCATAACCCCGGTTGTCCGGTTTGCCTCAAAGGTTATGACGCTTTCGATAGGTAGCCAATAAAAATACGGGGTCGGGTATCGGTCGGCGGGGTTTTGCTCGGCGGGCAAATCAACTATTAAGACGCTGTTTATTTCCGTCTTGAAAAACTCCCAACCTTTCGTGCTCCAAATTTCCGGCTCCTTTAATACATCTTGGCGGTAATACTCCCAATCGTCCCGTCGTTCCGTGTTTTGAAATTGATAGTTGAACGCCGGGTTACGACCGTCGAAAATACGGCTTAACTTATCAAAACAAATGCCCGTTACCTCGTTGGTACGAACGGGGTAACGGAACAATGTTTTGAAGATTTTGAATTTATCGTGCGGGATAAGATTTTGAACCCATGCCAAAAAATCGGTCGTGGGTAAACACATTAAGGGCGTTACGTTGGTTTGGGCGTGAAATTTAATGCGGTTTTGGTGTATGACCGCTTTATTTATCGTCGCCTTTTTCCTCGGTTCCGTTATTTCCTTTCTTATGCGTTTTATATCTAATCCCATTTTCTTTGCTAAATTCAAAAGGTGTTTTTTCGGGCAACTGCCAACCGCCATTGTTAGGCATCCGCAACAGGCGTTCGGCGTGGTTAATCTCAAATTCTTCGGTCGTGTTAAGGGTCGGACACTCCAACACGACCTTTGTAACTTTCGCCGTCATTACGCTTATGCGGTTTTCAAATCCGTAAGCGGGTTAAACGCCGGGGCAACAATCGCCAAATCGTCCGACCAATTCGGCAAAAACGACCATTGTATTGCGTTGCTGTCCGGGGCTTCCAATCCGCCCAACGTCTTATCGCCGATAAACAACGAACGTATCGGTATCGGGTAAAATGTACCCTCCGTTGTGGCGTCCTTAATGGCTCCAATTGCGCCGTTTTCGTCGAAAATGAAGATACCCAAATTGTCGCCCCAACTTTCGCATTGCATTTCCTTTAATGCCTTGATAACCGCTTGCGGGGCTTTGCGAATAACTCCGGTAAACGGGGTCGGTTCACGTCCAATAATTTCTTCTACGCCTCCCAACGTTTCGTTACCGCCTCCAAAGGTGCGGGCGGCTCCCGCCTCGGCGGTCGGGGCTTGGATATACGGCGAAACAACTACTTTCGTGCTATCCTCCGCCGATAACAGGGGCGTCCACGACGCTAACGCCGTAATCGCTTTTTCACTCGTAAAACTGTTTTTGCTTCCGTCGTCTTTCATAAGACGTTGAAAAGCCACTTTCTGAACCTGTCCGAAACTTTCCGAACATTTAATTGCGGGTACATCGGGCAACGCCGCCCCCGCCGGACATTTACAAATCATACTTCTTTGTTTTTAACGTTAAAAATATTATTACTTTCTCCGGGGCTGTCCCTTTGCCCTCTCGTTTCGGTTACAAAGTTATAAACTTTTTCCCGGATAATCTTGCATATCTCAAAAATATTGCTAATTGCGTCGTCTTACGCCTCGGTTTGCGTGTGCGTATGGCTGTATATTGCCGTCCGCAATCTCCTTTTCATATATCCCGGTCAATCCGTCCTCCGGGTCGTCGTGCGTATTGGCTCCGAAATTGCGCAAAAATCCGGTTACATGGTCGTAAACGGCTTTGTACCGGGTTTCCCAACCGAACGGCATAATTATATGTTGATTAACCATTGCGGACGCTGTTATTATCCGGCTTTCCTTGTTGCCCCCTTGATAAAACGGGTCGGTAATCGCCCGGACTTTCTTTTTGATAACCTTTTCATAACCCGCACCACCGTTGTTGCTCTCAACCCACGCTTTTTGCGTCCCGTTCCGGTTAATCATCGCCGGGACGGTTACGGTTGTAACGTCCGTATTTTCGTCCGTCATTTCCATATCTGTAATAAGGGCAAACAATATCGGCTCCATGCGCTTTGTTTTCTCGTTGAAAAACAGATTGTCGGACTTATACACGTCATACGTTGCGGCAAACAACAGGTCGTCGCCCTCGTCGGCAACGTCAATGTATGCGCCGGAACGAATGTACGTGCCGTAATCGGATTTTTCGACCCACGTTTTGAAAGGTTGGTACAATCGACCCTCGGCGGAACCGGGGTTGCCTTGATACAGGCATTGAAATTGCACCGGGTCTAATGCCTTTTGCGCTTCCAACTTTTGCTTACTGTGTCGGCTTTCCCATAATGCCGCCCCCGGTTCCCGTGGGTCTATCTCGGTCGGTTCCCCGGTTTTCAACCCCTCAAAGTTTATGCGCACCCACGCCCCCGGCGTTACGTCCTCCAAATCCGCCCAACACTTAACATCAATAATCGTTTCGCCGCTCTTTTCAATGCGCCCTATCAAATCGTCGTCGTGCCAACGGGTAAATACAATCAATTCTTGACTATCATTGTGTAAACGGGTGCGTACAACGGTCGTGTACCATTTCCACGCCGCCGCCCGTACTATCGGGCTGTTACCCTCGGCGTAATCTTTATACACGTCGTCCAATATCGAAACGTCCACGGTTTTAGACGTCAGCGAACCGCCACGACCGACGACACGCAACGACCCCTTACGCCCGACCATTTCGATAACATCGGAATTGCGCAAATAGGTATTCGCCATTGTTACGACGTTCGACCCATTTAAGTACGTGCCGGGGAATAATTCACGATACCGGGGCGTGTCGATTATTCGTTGAACGTCCCGGTTAAAATCCCGTGCGATTGTCGCCGCATACGAACCGATACATATTTTGCGGTCGGGGTCTAACCCCAACATAAATGCGGGTAATTTGCGGCTTGACCCCTCCGATTTGCCATGTTGCGGCGGCTGTTGTACAATCATCTTTCGTATTTTGCCATGCGCAAACATATCCAACAGGGTATAATATACAACATGAAACGGTTCCAATACCAAATCCGGTTGCATATACCGGGCAAAGTTGATAAGACGTTTACGGGCGGCGGCTCGCACCAATTCGCCGGGGTCTGCCTTGATTGCCTCGTACATCTTCAATAATTCCTCGTTGCTCATGGTCGTACAATTTTATCGGGTGTAACTATCAATTCGCCGGGCTTTTTCGGTATCCAATTCAAACACGCCGTTTCGCTCCTTATCCGGGAACGGTTCGGGGTAAACGGACAACGGCAACAAATCGGCAATCTATTTGCAACATCTAAATTCTCATGGTCGAAATACCAAACACCGTGTCCGCAATCCCCGCAATAATGGTTCGTTTTGGTTACAACCTGTTTAACAACATTCATTCGCTTTGCCATTATTGCGCCCCTCCTTTCTCGGCGATTGTCTTTTGAAATTCGGCGGACTGCAATTTGTCGGCGACGGCAAACAACAGGTCGTCCGGGATTGCCTTAACATCGTATTTCGGTTTATCGTCGTCCGTCCCGGCGTTGTATCCGGGTATCTCGATTTTAACGGGTGCATCAAATCCCAACATCTTTGCCCGGCGTTGTTGAATGTTCAACAGCAAGTCCAAAAACCGGGGATTGCCCGCCGACGTTTCAACGGTCGTTTCGTCATACCCGTAATATTCCGGGTCGCCGTCGGTCGCATCCGTTTTGATAGGACGCCCCCGGTTGGTTTTCTCTTTGGTGCGCTGCTTTCCGGTTTTGGATACCTCCCACGCCTCCCACGCTTGTTGCTCCATTTTATCCAACTTGCGCAATTCCTGCGTAACATATTCGTCGATTGTTTCCAACCGTTCCCGCTTCCATTCGATAAGGCATTGTTGCAAATCGTAATAAACCATTTGAAACGAAATTGTATAACCAACGCCACGGGCGGACAAATCCCGGTTCAATGCGTCGGCAATTTCTCGATACGAATAACCACGCAAAAACAAGTCGGCACAAAACCGTACATCGTAAATCCTTTGTTCCTCGGAACGTTTGTTGTATCCGGGGGGCTTTCGCCCTTTGTTCAATTTTTCCATCGTCTAACCTCTTTTAATGTCAAACAGGGGTCAAAATCTGCCTTTTACGCCTTTTCGTCCTTTGGCTTGGTTCCTTATCGGCTCCTTTGCCTTTGTTCTTTCGTTCCGGGCTTTATCCTTTCCCCTGTTTACCTCCTTAAAACGTTGCTGACCCTTTTGCAAGTTATTTGCACGGAATTTCCATTTTAAGAGGCTTTATTGTCTTATTCAATACTTTCTATATCTCGGCGGTTATCTTTTAACCACGGGGCAAATTTACGGCTTTTCCTGTACATTGCCAACCGTTTGTTCTCTCTCACATATAAACGGCAAAACCCCGGCTTTGTTTCCGGGGCTATTGCTCTATCGTCCTATTCCATTTTCATACTTTCCGTTTGAGCAATGAAAATGCGGTTCAACTCCTAATGTGATTTTATACGTATGCCCGTCTTTGGTTTCTTTCAACGCTAAACATACCGGGCGGGGTTTCCCGTTTATCGGATATTCCGGGTTAAAATAACGACACGTCCCGCATATCTTTTCGGGCTTCGATTGTCCGGGGCAATTACTTTTTCCCATTGTTGCCCCCTTTCCTTTTGTTCTTTGCCCGGCGTTTATCCCGTGGGTTCCTTTTCGGCATTTCGACCCGGTGTATTTCTACTTTGGAACCGGGGAACATCTTGCCGAAAAATTCCGCCATTGCTCGCACCTCCTTTGGGACGTCGAACGCCTCCGGCTTCTTATGCTCCGGGCAAATCCCCCGAACCGGGCAATTGTCGCAATCCTCATTCCGCACAACCTCGCCCGGCTTATCGGCTTCTTTGAACCCGTGCCAATTGTCCCTCCGTGCGGACGCTTCGGCGAAATTCTCCATTGCTTCAACTGCTACTTCCGCCAATATGTAATCCGGGGTATCGTTAAAATGCGCCTCCAAAGAATTACGGTTGATAACCTCGGCAATCTCTTTCAAAAATTTTTCTCTTTTGTTCATCGCTTTATTGATTTTTGGGTTTGTACTCTTGGCACGGCATAACGCCGCACGATTGTTCGCATTTGAACGCCTCGCAATAACCGTTCCCGTTGACGTCCTCGTTTGTAAAGTTGGCGCAATTCCCGCATCCCTTATCGCCGGGTTCTTTCGGTACGCTTACGCCTTTCGGCTCAAACTCCCGGTTAAACTCTCTTTCCGGGCGGGTTGTCAATCGTCCGTCCGGTTCCCGGACAATGTAGTACGTTTCCGGGGCGTCAATGAAAATGCCGTTGCCGTCCGGGAACGAATAAACCGCCCGCCCGTTTGGGGTTCTCGGTATCGTCATGGTTCCGCCTCCGGTAAATCTCAACAGGTCGTCCAAATTGTCCCGGCGTACCTGTATTGCGTCAACTTCTAACAACGTGCGGCAATATCGGGTTCCCGCCGTGGCGTCCGGCTCAACTAACCGGGTGCGGATTTGTTCCGGGTATTCCGTCGGGTCGTACTCGACGTTGAAAACAACGGCGGCGTCTAACGTGTGGGTAACTAACAAGCGTTTCCCCAATCGTCCGGCGACTGCCTGTTTTAGTGCTTCAATTGCGTTTTCCTGTATCTCGGTTGTGTCAACCGTGATTTCGTAACGGTCGGTTTTTTCCTCGACCTCCGGTTGGCTTTTGGCAATATCGCCAATCATAACCAACAATTCCGCATCAAACGGGTTTAACTTACTTTCTGTCATGCTCTAATTTTTTATTCGTTCTTACTGTTTTCGGATATGCCAACCGCCAAAATATCGTTTTTCGGTCGGTTCTGTTGTACTTATCGCATTGCCTACCTATTCCGGGGCAATCTTCCCTTTGGATTTTGCAGCGAACGCAACGTTGCGTAAATATTGCGGGGTTGTTGTTGGCTAATCGTGCATCCGCCGCCGTCCATATCTCGGCAATCAATACCATACCCCGGTAAACGCAACGTTCGCCGGGGTTGTACTCTCTGTTTGGGTCGAACGGTTCGGGTTGCTTTACTCTCATTCTTTGCCCGCTTCGTTTACATAGTCAAACAATGCGTCCAAATCTTCCTTTGCGCCTTTTACGCAAATTCGTACCCTATCGCCGCCCGCTAATGCGGTTTCGACAATCTCACAATTATACCGGGGGGCGTTTATCTGTATCATTGCCGCCGTGGTATTCGTTACAAACTCGTTTCTTTCTTCCATGCTCTCGGATTTTTGAAGTAAATTAAATGCCTCCGTTGGTTCGTTCTCGCTTTGACACGCCCCCAACAAAAGCGTTGCCAAAGATAACAATAAAATCTTTGCTTTCATCGTTTTACCTTTCTTTTAATCCATATAAACCGTATGCCAATGCCGACAAACAATATTTTCGCCTCAATATCAACATAACGGTCGTAACCGTTTATTGCATCAATGGATACCCCAAATTGCCAACTATGATATTGCCAATACTCACGGGCGTAAACATAGACGCCGACCCGTCCGATATGAAACCCAATTTGCGCCGTATGTACGTCGCCATTGTTGCGGATAATTCCAACCTGTTTTTTACTCATATCTCCAAATATATTTTTTATAATGTTTTAAACGTCCCTTACAGCAACTAATAATATTTCCATGATTAAAACCGCATCTTTGCGCATCATGTATGCAATCCCATTTCTTTATAAAATTACCCTCTAAATCATATTGATAAACGGGTTTTGCATTGTGATTATCTTTTCCGGTTTTCTTAAACCATGTATTTACTTTCTTCATGGTTTCACGTTTATTATTAATTGCTTTTTGATAATTCAAATTTTGCTTTCTCGTACACCAACGTAAATTAGTCGCATCGTTATTGGCTCGGTTGCCGTCGATATGGTCTATTTCCGGCAAATTGTCCGGGTTCGGAATAAAAGCCGCCGCAACTAATCTATGAACGAAATATGTTTTGTTTTTACCATTATCTGATAGTATTACCCGCATATATCCGTTTTTACTAATAGATTGCTTTCGTATCGCACTTTTACCCGTTCCCCGATAATTTACAGACTTTATATTACCTTTGTCTGAAACTTCATAATTAGCGTTTATAAACTTCCAATTTTCCATCTTTTTTTTGCAAAGATAATATTAAACCATAATATAACAAACTAATACGTTTCTTTTATTTTATTGTATGCCTCTTTATCCAATACCATAACTTTAGGATATTCGACAATACAACCTTTTGTATATACGAGATTATAGATACCCAATTGCCCCTTAACCGGAAATTCAATAACCCGGCGGGGGTTGCGCATCAACCACCCGTACCCCTTTGTTATTTTCGCCCTCTTTTCCTTTGGAATCCGGGTGTTTTCCCAATCCTCCGGCGTAAACTCTTTTATCGGCTTTACGTCGTACAACTCAACCAATCCCAAAGTAACGCCGCTTTCCATTCCCGGATAAACCGGGGACGCTGCGGAACATATCAGCACGTCGCCACGGTATGACGTGTTTTTGCTCCGAACTTCAATTGTCTTTTTCCCGTAAACAATACCGTTTTCGTCCTTGTACGCCTCCGTTACCAAATCATTTGCGTATGGCTGTTTTACGGTCAACGCACGCCAACGGTCGTGTTTTTCCGGGTTGTAATCCTTATTGCTGTACTGCATATTTACTTTTTATTTTCGGGTTCCTCGGTTTCGTCGTCGGGTTCCGGGTAATGGATAAATCCAATTTGCCGGACGTTTTGGATTGGCTCGTAAATGATAACGACAACATCGCCGTCCGTCCTTACTCCGACCAATCGGCAATCGGCGGGAACCTCAACCCGTATTTCACTTTTCATTGTTAAACAAATCCCAATTAACAGGGACACAATACCCCGGCAATTCTCCCCGGTCAATCCCCAGCGGATTAACAATACTATCTTTCCAATAGATACGGGGTTGTTCCGGGCGTCCCTCCCAATGTTCCGTAATTGTGTCGTAAATCAATCGTATTTCCCGTTTCGGATATTTGCCGCCGCTCTGCAACCCGATTTTATACAGGTCAACGAACGGATACGACAATTTGATTATCCCAATTGCCCGGTCGTACATTCCCGGCGGGATTGGCTCCACGCTTGCAAAGGTGCGGAACCCGTGGCGTTTTGCCCGTGCCAACACATTAACCCGCATCATATTTGGGTCGGCGTTCGGCTCCAATTCGTCGCAACCTGTCAACGTTGCGCCCAAAGCGATACGGGACACGTCCCAACCCTCGGACGCCTCGGCAAAATCAATGAAGCGGTTCAACCCCTCGGCGCATTTGCTCAATATCTTAACCGGGACGCCGTGGCGTTGGCATACGCCGACCGCTTGACGGGTCAACCGTTCCGTTTCCGGCAACAACGGGTCGGTCGTGAACGAAAAGAATAACCCCGTTTTCTGCAATTCCTCCTTATGCGCCAACAATTCGTTTTTGAAAATATCCAAAGCGTATGGATATTCCCGCAACGTCTTTTTCAACTCCGGGCGACTGCCTCCCAATACCTTTGCGCCACGACCTTTGCGCAAATAACAGTAAGTACAACCGTTGGAACAACCGACAAAGAAATTGGCGGCGTTCTCGGCGTATTCCCCGGCTTTACCTTTTGGGCTGTAAATAACCCGTCCGTTTATCGCTCCCATATCGTCAACGGCTTAAAATGGTAAATCGTCGTTTCCGTCGGGGGCGGGTGCATCCGGCACGGGCGGCGGCGGTACTTGCGCCCCGGCTCCGGTCGCTTTCGGGGTCAACATTTCCATATCGGTTGCGACTATCTCGGTAACATACCGTTTGACGCCTTGCGCATCGTCATAACTCCGGGTTCTCAATTCGCCCTCAATATACAGTTTGTCGCCCTTTTTGACGTACTGATTGGCGACCTTTGCCAACCCGTTTTGCAATACGACGTTATGCCATTCGGTACGCTCCGGGATTTGCCGCCCGTCCTTTGTGGTATAACCTCGTTTCGTGGTTGCCAACGAAAAGGTCGCCACGCAACCCCCGTTGTCGAACTCCCTAAAATCCGGGGCTTTCCCGGTATGTCCCATCAAAATAACCTTGTTTACACTCATACAAAAAACGCTTTAATTATCCAAACAATGATACTATACAACGCCCACATATAAGACGCAACCGTTAACGTCACGAACGTGTATAACGCAATTTTATATCCGGTTTTTGATTTTATTTTCATGTCACTTGAATTTTACGCAATCCAACAAATATTGTTTCTTATTGTCCGACCATCCGGCGGCATGGTTTATCGCTTTTCGGTCGTCGTCGTGTACGAACTCACAAACCCAACCGCCGACGCTTGATTTTTGAACTAATCGAACCAATTTACCAACAATGAAAGAACGCAATTTGTAATAACCTGAATTTTCGCCAACAAACAAAACCCGTCTTTCTGCATTTATTTCGGGCAGATTTTCGATTTGCGGGCGTTTCTCCCTTTCCGGGTACCTTTGTACCCTTTTAAAATCATTTTGGATTGAACGGCGGGAAATTGCCCCGTAATCGGGTGTTCTTTGTTTCGTTCTCATAATTTATATTTTTCTTTTTCTTCTTCTGTCCAATCTTTTTTAGGTTTTAAAGCCATAGGGTGCGTTTCCCTATTATATCTTATTTTTGGGTTACAAAGACAATTTTTACATTGTTCACATTCTGACGGTTCCATAGAACCGTATTCTTTCGCATACTTGCAAAGAAAACAATCTTCATCCATTTGTTGAATTAAGCATATTTGCCTTACTATATTTCTTACACAAGCATCTAAATCAATAAAATCTGTATATCTTTCATCTTGTGTTTCTACCGTATATCTATCAACAAACCTTATTCCGCTGTTTCTTTCATCATCAATGTCTTTAATTCCCTCGTCTTTCAATTTGCGTGATATATTTAGCTGTCTAAATTCCAAAATATCATTCAAAAAATCATTAAGCCATTTTTCAAAATCTTTCCACGTGTTCCATTCAAATATTTTGAATGTATCTTTTATACTCCCGTTACAATCGGGCGTTTCATCGCACCACTTATTAATTTTTTGAACTATTTTATTTATACCTTCCGGGTTATGATAAGGGTGCATTTGATATATAACACCTACTACTGAATTTATAATCAGTTTATTTGTAATTCTAACTTTGCTCATAATTTCAAAATTTGATACTCTTTCTTTAATAATTCTATAACCTTAACGTTTCCGGGATAAATGCGCATATTTTTACGGTCGCCATTTTCCCAACGGTTGTGCATTTCAAAACAAAGGATATTGATATTGCGGGGGTCGTGCGCCATTTCCGGGTGCGAACCCCTCGTTAGGATATGCGAACAATAAACGGCGGAATAACTCGACAACGGGCGCAATGTTTCCTCGCATTGGTGCGGCTTATGTTCCCAAATCCACCTAAAAAACCGTTCGTTTGCCTGTGGGATATTCCCACGACCAAAAACGCAATACCCGAACAATTCCCGTTGGATTTCGACACGCAACCGAATATCCATTGTAAACCGCTTGTAATCCAATAGGGGGCAAAACCCCCTATCGGTTACAAATTGGTATTCTTCCCGGTCTGTTAGCAATATCGGCTTCATTGCTTACATATCCGCCGTTTCGTCCTCCGGGTCGTCCTCGTTAGCCGGGTCGCCGACCTCCGGGAACAATCCGCCCTCCTTTTCCGGTTCTGCGACCAAACCCGGTGCGGGTTCGCCGTCAGCCCCGAACAATTCCAATTGCGCCTTTTTGCCTTTGAACAAAAATGCGTAAACCTCGTTTTCAATGTCCGCAACGATTGCTTCCAATTCCTCCTCAAAACCGAACGTTTCGGTATTGAATTTCAGACGGGGCGAATTTATCGCCGTCTTTTGGTTGTCGGATACCGTGAACAATCCCGTAAGGACAACCCCAACGTTATCGTCTTGACCGGAAAAGGACACGCCCCGAACCTCTATGTTTTTCAACATTTCGTCGGCAAAATCCCGTGATAACTCGCTTTGCTTTTTGGTTGCTTTGAAATCGGACGTTTCAACCATTGAAAGAAAGGACGTAATATTAAAAATCCGTCCCATGATTGGGCGCAAACGGTCGAAACAATCCCGCAAATCCGGGTGTATGTCCTTTGCACTTTCGACGTGGTATTTGTTCGTGTAACTCTCATTGCCGATTGTTTCGGTAACTTCATAATGCACGTCTAACCCGCCGTCCTTTAATGTCTTTACTTTCGACAATGCAAACGCCTTTTCACTTGGTATTAACATAACGTTTGCGGCTTTTTTTTCTTCGTTCATATTATAATATTATTTGTCTCCGGGAATCCGCCCGGCACGGTTTTAATCAAAATTCGTTTTCGTCCAACAATTCCCGTGTCTTACTATTCGACGGAACCGCCGGGCGTTCCGGTTCCGGGGTTGGTTCCGGGACGGGTTCCCCGGTTCCGATTGGTTCCGCTACCGGGTTGGGGTCGTGGAACTCAATATTGCGCCCGCCTTTGGGCTTTTCCGGCTCAAATTGGGCTTTGAGTTGTTCCGCCGGGTATTCCTTTTGCGCTAACTCAATAATCCCCAAATTAACCAATTCCGGGACGCAACGGCGCAACGCCCTTATGTCCTCTAATGCGTCATGCGCCGGGAATGTTTCGCCGGGGAATAACTTACTATATAATTCCTCTAATTTGGGATATTTTCCCGGTCGCCCGTTTGAATACAATGCGCCGACAAATTTAATAGTTTTCATCATTGTATCAATGCGCTTTCCCTTGTGCAATGCGTCCTCGGCTTTGGCGTCGTAATACTCTTTGCCGCAATAACGCAAAATGTTCGCTTTCAACATCGACGTATCGAAATAAATGTTGTGCGCACATACAAGCGGTGCGGCGGCGGCATCCGTCAAAAATTCGTCAATAACCTCGGCAAACGGTACACCCTCGGCAATTGCCCGTTCGGTCGTTATTCCGTGTATTGCGGTTGTTTCCGGCGGTATCTCGTAATTGTCCGGCTTAATTATAAAACTGCGTTCTTTGTCGCCGAACGCCCACGCCAATTGTACGACGTGCGGGAATTGGTTAAAATCCGCATCCCATTTCAAACCCTTTGCGGGTACTCCTGTTGTTTCGCAATCGAAAAAACAAATGTCTTTTAATTCAAATTTCATACTCTCGTTACTTTTTTATTCGTTAAATAATCGTTTTTGCCCGTCGTCGTTGGGCGTTTGCTCAACATATTTTGCCCGTGTAATCCAAACGCACCCGCAACGCAAACACTTTATCCGGCTGTAATGCTTTGGCGTGTATTCGTGGCGAATAATCCGCCAACCCGCCAACGGGTAATTCTTACGCTTTCCGTTACACTTGCAAAACATATCATTTATATTTCCATTTAAAACCAAATGCTGTTTTCAAAACGCCATTACAACAATTACTTATAGAACTACGTCTAAAACCTAAACTTCTTTCAACTTCCATTGCTGTAACCCATTCTTTTATAAAGTTACCCGATAAATCAAATTGCAAAACTGCCTTGCCTCCTTTATTTAGTTTTTTACCAATATACGTATTGGGGGCTTTTAAATTATTGCTATTTTGTTTTGCTGTTACCCATCTTAAATTACTGACTTTATTATTAATTTTATTACCATCAATATGGTCTACTTCCGGCATATTATTTGGGTTAGGAATAAATAATAATGCTACAATTCTATGTATTACAACATTTTCTTTTTCCCCATTTTTACATAATGATACAAACAAATAACCACGCCTTAATGATTGTTTCAAAATACGTTCTTTTCGTATTCTTGTTTTATTACCGCATTTTTCTAATCTTTTAATAGACCTAATTTGCCCGTAATTACTAACCTCATACAACCCTTCATATCCTGGTATTTCTTTCCATATTTCATTTTCCATAATCAAATTTCATTTGGGTCTGCAATATACGAACAATATTCTTCACTTGCAAGTTGTTTTAAAAATTCGATATGTTCTATTAATTCAGCATTGCTCAACTCTGCAATTGTCCGCAACCGGGTTTCATATTTCCCGGTGTTAATATCCGGGGTTTGCTCATACATAACCGGGGACAACTCACGCAATCGGCGTTCTGTTTGTTCCTCCGTAAGACGTTCGCCCGTCTCCCAAATGGCGTGTCGGAACGTGGGTACAACATAGTTGAAATAATAGCCTTTCAAAGCCTCGGACGAACCGGGCGACGCAACAATAAACCGGGCAATTATCCGGGAACCTTTCCAACCCTTGAAAAATTCGTTTAATTCGCCCATGTACATTGCCAACCCGCCGTTATTATTTATCGTCCCCGTTGCCGTTATTTCTCGCTTTCTCATCGTCGATTAACTTTTGCATTGTGACATTAAACGCTGTCATTCCAACCGCACGGATAAACGCCCGTTCGCTCGACGAATACCCGGTTGCGACCTTATCCAACACTTTTGCGAAAATAATAACGAAATTTCCCGGTTCCCACTGCCCGGCATTGTGCATACGGTCGATAACGTGCGCCCGCAACCTCGTATTATTCCGGGTCGCATCCTTACGGGCTTTCTCCCGGTCGTTCCAAAGGCTCGTTAATTGGCGTTTCACATTCTCAAAAAACAACGGCGTTTTCAACACGTCCTCAATTGTCATTTCTTTAACTTCCATATTGTTTTGTTTAAGGGACGCCGGGGAACCGACGCCCCCGGTTAATTACTCGGTTTCGCTGTATTCCTCAATAATTAAATCGTCCTGTCCTCGCTTGACTTCCTCGATAAATCCTTGATAGCCTTCTTTCCGGGCTAATTCGATAAGGGATTGCAGACGTTTTGCGCCCAAACTTTCGCCCCTCGCAATGCGGAATACCTTAACGGTTGGATTGCTTGCGATAATCAATTTTGCGGCAACCTCCATTATCTGACTATCCGACACTTTCCCGGCGACGAAAGGAACGCCGTTTAACTCCAATCCGTCGTCCGTGAACGTCAACCCGGCAATCGGCAATTCCGATTTCGCAATAAGGTTTTCCCGCTCTTTGAGCAAATCCGACAACTTTTTTTCGTGGGTTTGGGCGACTTTTTCGGCGGCTTCCTTTTGCTTTTTCTTCGTCAGATAGTCCACAACCAACGCATTTATTTTGTTGTGTTCCTCGGCTTGTTTGAGGCGTTCGGCTGTATCCAAATTCTCCGGGTTATTTTCCTCGTACTTTGCCAACCATGCGGCGGCGTTGTTCTTACGGGTTTCGTAATCGGCTTTATCCGTTTGGATTTGCGCCAATGTTTCGTCGTATTTGTCGGCGGCGGCTTTCGCATCCGCTTTGCTCTTTTTCTTTGCCGCTTCCAATGCCTTTTTTGCCTCGGCAACAATACGGTCGTATTCGGCTTGGGCTTCCGCCTCATACTTTATTGCGGCGTCAATCTCTGTATTCTTGGTTTCCTCGGCGGCTTTGATACGACCGGGGATTGCCTCCAATTGTTCCGTCCGGGTTTGCAATGCGGTACGCACAGTTTTCGCTTTCTCAATCAACCGGGCGTTCTCGTTTTGTTCCTCCATTAAATCGGCAATGTCGATTTTCTCGGCATACGTTTTTACGTCGCCCGGTTTCAACTGCCTTTCGGCGGCGGCGCAAATGGTCGTGTACGTCTTGACCTCGGCGTTGGCGTCCTTTCTTTTCTCCTTAACGGTCATAACCTCGGCGTCAATCTCGGTAATACGTTTTTGCACATTCTCCGGTAACAATGCCCGGACGTATTGCACTTGCTTTCGGCGACCCTCGGCGGTTTCAGACCACCGGGAAAACTCCACGGCGTCAAAATCCGTATATCCGAAAACCTTTTGCAACATACTTACGTTATCCGACCGCATCCCGGTTGTTTTCTGTTTGATTGATAACGTACCACGGGGGTTGGCTTTGGTAAACCGCAATTCAACGTCGTATTCCTCGCCGTCGTCGCCAACTACCATTTTGGCAAACCCTTTGTCCTCGCCATTGCGCAACACGGCGTCCCGGTTCCCGGTCAATAACGCCCCGATTGCCTTTAATAGCGTGGATTTTCCCAACTCATTGTCCCCGGTAATGAAATATACATTACCCTCAAAATCTGCGTTGAACTCCTTAATTACTTGGAAATTCGACAACTCTAATTTTTTGATAATCATTTTATCGCTCTTTTTATGCCGGGGTTGCCCCCGGCGGTTACTACTTATTTGTTTGTTAATATCATTCTTTGGTGTATCATGCTTTGCACCTTGTTAAGCGCATCCCGGTTGGCGTCAACCTCCGACCGGGTGCAATCGGCAATAAAGTTTTCCAAACGCTTATACAGGTCGTTCAACTCTTTTGCCGTCATTGCATGGCGAACGGCTCCCAATTCGTCCTTATCCATTTTTGCAAATTCGTTTAAGGGTTTCCAAATCGCAACGTTTGGGGTCGTCGGCGTTCTTTGTCGCATCAATTAACGGCATATCATTTGTTTTTGCCGTCCAACTTTTACCCGTAACGGGCGACGTGTAAGTTACTTTGTAATGTCCGTACCCGGCAAACTCAAACCGGAAATCGCTGATTGTTGTTTTCGCTCTCATTGCTTTTATTTTTTTAGCATTACCGGGAAAACGCCCGGTCGTTGTTATTTCATGCCACAAAAATACGGGGAATATTTTGATTACCAAAATTTTTTCTTTTTTATTTTCGTGTTAGGGCAAAAAAATCCCGATACGGCGCAAGTCGTACCGGGATAAAATCAAAATAATTTCATTTGCGTATCTGTTAAGACGGCAATAACGCCGTCAACTTTTTGTTCCCATGCCGTCCGGGTTGCAATCTTTTCCGGCGTTGGGTTCCGTTCGCACCTCCGTTGGTTGTGGCGCATCTGTTTAACAATGTACGCCAATTCTTCCAACGTTATTTTCGCCGGATTTTCGATTTGCGGGCTTTTGTTTTCGTCTGCCATACTTTTACCCATTCAAACAAAATAATCGAAATACGGGGCTTAAAATAAACGGTCGTGCATCGGGGCGGGCAAATTCTCCAAAACCCAACGGGGGTTGTTGTGCAAAATGTACCGTCCAAAGTGCATTATCAACGTGGCGTCGGCGTTCCACAATGTCGGTTTTAATTCCGGGTACAAATTCCCGGCAACCTCTTTGTATCTGCGTTTTCGCTCGTTCTTTTCTTCTTTTTTTCGTGTCGTCTTTGCTCGCAACTTCAATTCGTTTTGCCATTTCATAGGGTGTACCATGACAAACGGAATGTCGCAAACTGAAATGACTGCTTTCAATTGCTCAAAGTTTGCCATCATCTTTTGTATTCGGTACAATTTACCCATATTTACGCCATCGGCACCCGGCGTTACATCGTCCGGGCGCACGCTCAATTTTTCCAAAAAGACAATTGGCGAACAAATGCTTTTCAAATACAACAAATAGTCTTTGAGTTCGTTTATATCCTTTGGCATTTGTATTGCTGTAATATTTTCATTCGGACGCCATTTAACAATACCCCCATTTGTTCCGGGGTCAATTCCTACTATACAATCAATTTTCATAATTAAAATAAAACTTGCTGTCTTTGAAACTCAATTAATCTTTTCTTTGCTTGTTCATAATAAACCGGGTCTTTTTCAATTATAGTTAAATCAAAGCCCAATTTATGTGCGGCTATTGCATGGCTCATACTTCCGCCGTGTGTATCCAATATTTTTTGTCCGGGTTGCGCATAATGCAATAAAACCCATTCATATAATTTTATTGGTTTTTCTGTTGGATGGAACGTCTTTTGTTTAAGTAACTCAACTCTATTAATAATAATTCGACGTAATGCCCTATCAAAAGAAGTATATGCCAATTCCCCATCGCTCATTGTTAAATTTTGTCCTTTATCCCAAAATATCCATCCCATTGTAGGCTTTAAATATTGAACAAAATAATTTCCTCCAAAAATTACTTGATTTTCTGATACACGAAATAAATTATCAAAATAATCTTTTCCGGGAATTTCATTGTCCCATCCTCTATCTTCAATGAATTTTCTTTTGTGCTTTACATTCTTAGTAAATGTTTCTCTTTGCCCACTTCTATTAATACCGTATGGCGGGTCAACAATTGCCAAATCAAAAGATTTATCATTTTGGGATTGCATAAACTCCATGCAATCCCCGTTTATTAATGTTATGTTTCCACATTTTTCAATTTTCATCTTTATATCCTCCCGCTTTTGTAAAATAACCTATTACGCCAATTATAAAGCAAACAATAAATAATTTCATTTTTTTACAATCCTAATTCAAAAACTAATATTTCAAATCTCCATGCTTCGAAAAATCCTGCTTGTTTTATAAAATCATCTTTTACAGAAATAATTTTATCTGACAAACATCTATAATCCTCGCATTTTCTTAAATCCATTCCACAAACAAACATATTCCATGCCTGCATATCCATTTCGTTTTTTAGGATTATTTCGCACGCTTCTTTATTGTTTCCGGTATTTAATGCTTTTGCTAATTGTACTTTTATTTCCCATTCCATGTGTCATCCTCTAATATTAAATCATTATGTATTCTCATGATATTTATAATATCAACTTTACGTCTAACAACTTTTAAATCCTTAGAAACTGCATTTGTTGCTTGTTGGTATAAAGTAGAATTTTTCACATAATCCTCTTCAGTTATGTATAAAAGATTATATTCTTCTCTAAATTCTACTCCTTCAACTTTAAATACAACTGAGAATAATCCACTTTTTAGCATACTTGAAATCTCATGTAGTTATCAACTTGCATTTCCTCGGCAATCATCCGGTCAAATGCTTTTATAATCTCCTTTTCCCGGACAACCTCAAACGCCGTAAAATCAATTTCCGGGCTTTCGGTTCCTTTCCGGCGAACTTGAAACGCCGTATATTGGTTTATCATTCCACGGGCTACACGCTGCATATACCGGGCAAACGCTTCTTTGCGGTCGTCCTCTTTAACTTGTACATCATCAGCCAACCCGCATTTTTGCAACCATTCATACAAAAACATATCATCAGTTAGCCCCAATATTAATTTCCCGGTGTATTTGTAGCAAAGGAAAATATAACGGTTCCGCCATTGTCTTTGTATCTCAAATTGACGTATTTGCTGCGGCGTCAATTCCTTTTTCGGCTCCGGCAACGCCTTATACGCTTTATGTATAACCCCGTTTTGTTTCCGGCGGTATGCGTTCAATATCTTTGCGAAATAATCGGCGTTAAACTGTTGGTAATGCTTTTTGTCCGGGTTGCCTTGACTGTCTTTCGGCAAATAGTCGTCCAATTCCCCGGTTGTCGCCAACTCAAATGCCAACTTAATATCCGCCAATGTCATTTGCGAATAGTATTTTTTGAGTATATCCAACAACCGGGTACAAATGTACGCCCAATCTTCCGGATTGGTCGGGATTATATACCCGACGTCCATTGCAATAAACCGGAACATTTGCCCGGTTTTCGCAATCAACGTGCCGTCGTCAATATCGGCAATTTGCATTTTCGTTGAGGCGGCGAAAATGTACTTTTCGACCCCGGATAACGATTTGGCAACCTCCGGTAATTGCAACATTTGTCGGCGTATGTCGATTGCTTTTGTACCGGGCGTTGGGTTGTATATCGCCAACGCCACGGATTGCGTATTTACTGTTTCCGGCAAATTTTCCATAATCAATAATCGTTGTTAAGAAATTCCATTGCGCCCGCCACGTTCAACTGTTTTTGCGGGGCTTGGTATTTCGGTTTCAAATGCAATTTCTTTTTCTCAATGTCGCCCCGGATAAAATTGCGTACCGTCGCAATCCAACCCGTGCGGGTTCGCTTAACCCCCTGTTTGGTTTCCGACCAATCGGCGACCGTGTGGAAATAATAAATCAAATCGACCTTTTCAAATTCCGGCGTCGCAAACAGTTTTTCAAACTCGGAATAATCATTTACGCCGTCCGCCCCGAACTTAACCAATTTGTAAACATCGGAATTGCGAAATATGGACGTTCTTTTTTTATCCTTTTCCAAATCTTGTTGTTGTTCCGGGAACAAATCCCCGACAACAGGGTTGGCGGGTTTACTATGATTAGTATTTGGTTTATTTGGGTCATTAGTAATATTAGTATTTATTAGTGTCGGATTTCCCGGGTCGGGTTTTTCCGTATCCGGTTTAACCGTATCCGGGTTTTCCGGTTGCGGTGCATCCATAACCGGATTTTCCGTAAATGGTTGAAAAATTGCTTTGTCGCAAATCTCATAAGCAAACCCCGCAATTGTCCCGTCCGGATTCCTTTGCATAATCTTTGAGCAATACCCGAACTTTTCCAACTCTTTAATACCACTATACAGACTATCCCGACCGTCGGTTGCCCGGTTCGTCAAATCTCGCATATTCAAAACCCAATCGTCCGGCAACATTTGGACGTATGCAATTATTCCTTTCGCTTTCCAACTCAAACGGGTATCTTTTAAGAACTCGTTTGCCATTTGGCAATAATCCCGGTCGTATTTACGCCGGGTAATTGTATTATTCGTTGCCATTGTCGCCGCCCTCCAATTGTTTAACAGGTTCCCACGCTTTGCGCACTCTTAAAACATTGTCCGGGCTTTCGTTCGGAACCAATGAAACAACAGGGAAACGGGATTTGTCGCCGGGCTTTTGGGTCGTGGCAAATTGTACGTTCAAATCAAATATAATTCCCTTACAAAATCCCCGTTCCGCCAACATACCGTCGAACGTTTCCCGGATTTGCGGGATTGTGGACGCCGTGCCTTTTGTGGCGAATTGCCAAACCCCGGCAACCCCACGAACCAACGGAACAATAAAGTTTAGCGTTAATGTAACCTCCCAACCGTCGCAATCGGGTTGGCGGCTCTTTTTGTTCGGGTAACGCTTGGTTATCGACTGCATTAAGTTTGGGTATTTCTCCGTTGTCAACGTTTCGTATTTCTTTCCGGCCCATACTTGGAACGTATCGCCATCGCCCGCCGCAATCAATCGCCCGTCGTCGTCCCGGTATTCGTAACGTTCGTTACATACTTTTGCCGGGTCGTCGTCCGGGAAAACAATTTGTATTGTTTGCGGCTTTTCGCCGTATGCTTGCGTAAATAATCCGGCATACTTTCCCGTTGGTATGAAGTAATCAACGCTTTGCGGATAACCGTTTGCGTTTTTCATACCGATTTTTATTTGACCGACACGGGGCAAAATCAAACGGGATTGTTGCGCCTCCGGTCGTTTTATTCTTCCTTTCATATCTCAATCAAATTTCGGGGTCGTCGTTCAACATCTTTTTCCTACTCTCATTTTTGGGCTTTTTAGGCTCGTTTGCGGGCTTTACTTTCTTTTCCGTGGTATTACCCCGCTTTGCGGTCGTTTTGTCCGTGGTGGCTTTCTTTTCCGCCTCCTTTGCCTTTTTGGGCGCACGTTTAACAATGGTTGTTTTCTTTAGTTCCTTTTCCAATTCTGTTTTTTGTTTTAATCCTTTTTCAATCGCATACGCTTTCATTCTCAATTCAAATGCTCGTAATTCATCACCTTGCAATTTTTCCGCCTCTGAATGTACATCAATATCAGACCACATTTGCATTTCCGAAAAACTTTGAAATGCTCCTTTTACTTTTACATACCCATCAGAACATTTATAAATGTTTGTTGCTATACTATACCAACGGTGTTGGTCTAAATCTAATCCCTCATCAATCAAATTAACGCCGTATGTTTGTGCAATATCTGTGGTATGATACAAAGAATAATTATCATCAGCATTGTTAATTTTATCTATAAAAATTTCACAACTGATTGTTTTTATATTCGTACCATCTGCCTTGACTTTCTCGGCGGCGTCCGTGTTTTCGTCCGGGGTCGCCTCCTTTGGGGCTTTCGTTTTAATCAATTCCGCCAACGATAAGGATATTACGTTTTGCGTTAAATCCGGGGCATTGTCTAACAATACCATGCCATTAACCGACGTAAACGTATTATCTTTCTTTTCGTCCTCAATAGCCGCAATTTCCAATAGATACGGGATTTTCCGTATATTGGGGCTATCCGTTTGTTCTTTCAGATTGTACGACGGACGTTTGCGCCAATCTTTCGGGCTGAAATTGAAAATACGGGTAACGGGGAATTGCTCAAAATTGACGTTCCACATATCCCGGTACATCCCTAATTGTATCTCGCTTTCCTCGTAAAATCCTTTGCGTCCGCTCTTAAAATCGACGATTGCGTTAATACGTTCGTCGCCGCCTATCTTTGCCAACATGGTACACGGGCAATCAATCATTCCGGCATACTTATAATATGGATGCACTAACGCAATTTCAACCGCCAACGGGCGAACGTCGTAATCTAATACGAATTGAGCAAACGCCAATACGTCCTTTTTCAAATCGTCGGCGTAATAAATAAAGTCGTCCGGCAATCGGTAAACCTCAATATATTCTTTTAATTTACCTTTCAGTCCGTCCAAATCATACGCCCGGTTAATCAATAATTCCTCAAATGCGGCGTGCATAAACGTTCCATACGCCGCCCGTTCGCCTTTGTATCGCTCGGCTTCCTCAATGCCTTTGTTCGCAATCCAATTTATAAGGTGCGGGGCTTTGGGTAATGTTTGGGACAATATGGTTGTAACCGACGGGAAAAACTCCGGGTTCCCGGCGTCGTCATATCGGTAATAATATCGGTGTCCCTTGCTGTTTAACTGCCAAACCTTATACGGGGGTTCAATCAATGTTTTTTCGTCGAAAAACATTGCCGTCATTTCCTCAACCGTCATGCCCGGTATTATCTCAAACACTCCGGTTGGTTGTTCCGGTTGAACATCAACGAACGGGGGAATAATTGTTTGTTGTTCCTCGTTAATCTCCGGGAACATATCCGGGGCAACATTGCCGACGGTTCCCGCAACCTCTTTTACCGGGTCGCCCGGTTTATCGCTCTTTGCTCTCATTACTTGTACTTTTTATATTCTGAAATTCCACATAATACCATTGCGGCGCACATTGCCGCAAATAACAATTGCCACGGGTTCCAAAATGCGCCAATCAAACAACATAACCCCAATGCGCCAAACGTAACAATTAGGGCTTTCGCTTGAAACAACCCGAAAAACATGGTTTCGGCGGCGGCTTCCAACCATTCGATAAACTTACTTTTCATTGTTTCCGCCCTCCATGCCAAACAGGTAATCCGCCGTACAATCCAACATTTCGCAAAGAATAACGACCCATTCCGGGACAATCCGTTTGGTCGTGCCGTTACATAAATTCGTCATATTTACCTGTTGTGCGCTCTCGCTTGCACCCTCAAAAAGACGGGCGGCAATGTCTTTTTTCAAAACCTTTTTCCCGTTCGCCTCGGAACGGGCGATTGCTTCGTTTACTCTTAATCTCAATGCCATAACTTAAATTTTTTTGTTAATAACTTGGTTCGTTGCTCTCTTTGTATCCGCAATTGCGGCACGTTTTTTCCTCCCAAATCGGGCTATATTCCGGCGGGGTCAAATATCCGTCGCCTCCGGTACGTCTATACTCGCCGTCTGTAACCTCCATTTCCCCGCCACACTCCGGGCAATCATCGTCGCCAATCAATACACATTCCAACAGGGCGTCCAAATGGACGGAACGAACCGGGTAAATACCAATTGCCCGGATAACGTCCACCATTTCCACAACGGTAACATCCCGTTCGTAACAATCGGCGACCGGGAACCCCCAATTGTCGCTTATGTTCTCGATAATCTGTTTGTTGATTAACTCCGTAACGATTGTTTCGGATACTTGGTTGGCTGTTTTCCCGCTTTCGGTCGCCAACATCTTTAATTGCTCACTTTCTTTTATTTTCATATCATTTCCCGGTATCCCTCCGGGTAGGCTGTTAATCTTTTGTTCTGCAAAGGTAGAAAGATTTTTTTAATTACAAAAAATATAATCTTTGTTTTGCGAAATCATTTTTGCCGGGTGCGTGAAATATCCGATTTTTAACCTACCTTTGCAATACCGCATTACCAAAAATCGCTCTCGGTTACTGCGTACCGAATCCCCGGCGTATCTGTTAGGTCCGGGGGTTCATCTTTTCCAACGCCATTTGCGCCGCACAATAACAAAATCGGTATATATTGCCATAATATCCCGTTTGGTCGGTTATTTCCTCAATAACGCCCGCCGGATATTCCCCAAACGCCACATATTCGTATTGCGTTGGGTCTAAAAACCCCAATGCGAACTCAAACGTAATGTCAATATATTTGTTCCCGACCCGGTTAAATGCGTGGTCGATTGGTATAAATACGTTCGTTTTGCCCTCAACGTATTGCACCCGGTCGGGAAATAACAACGTCAGCAAATGCGCATTTTTATAACACTCTTTGACTGCCGGGCGAACCGTCCGGCGTATCAATTCAATTTCCCGTTCGTCGAATACGTCCGCCGCTTTTACGACCTCAACACGTTTTGCGGCGGCGATTGTATCGGTAAAATATTGTCTTTGTCGGTCGGGCAAATCCAATCGTAAGAACGCCCGCATTTCCTCAATAATTACGCTTTCCATATCTTAACCCTTTGTAAACCCCTTAAATGCGACGTGGTAAACGTCGTATTGTTTTCCGGTAACATAAAATTCAATCATTCGGTCGTCGTTACCGACGTCGTTTATTGCAATGGTCGGGTATGGTTCCCCCGGCAATTGGTTAAAACAGTCCTCAATTTCCCGGTATCCCTCCGGGAACTCCGAACGGTCGGCGGCAAAAAACCGGGTTAAACTCTCTTTTATCCGGTTCAACATTTCGTCCCCGTTGGGTTCAAAATGCGCTTTTATTTTATCCTGTCGTCTTAATGCAAATCGCATGGTTAATAAATACTTTTTTGAAACGTCCACGACCTTTGCGCACGTTTCGGGGTTAAACATTCCAATATGCGTATATTCCGGGGGTAATCCCAATTGGTCGGATAACCATTTGTACGCCTCCCGTCGCTTCATTAGTCCACGTTTGTACAACTCATCAAAATATCGGTGCGCTTCAATCTTACATCGGCGCAACTCGGCGTTTGCCAATCGACCCTTTGCCCGGTCGGTTCCCTTATGAACACCCACATAATCACGGGCGGACGTTCTTGTTGAAATAACGTTGCCTTTTTCGTCGGTAACGGTGTATTGATACTTTTTGCCTTTCGCTTTCTTGCTCAAAATATACTTTGCCATAATCTTTGTTATTGTGCCGGGGGCGAACCCCCGGCGGGTTATTATCTTATTTCGTACAAACTCAATGAATTTTCGCACAATACCCACGTCGGGAATTTAGGGTTTTGCAGATAACAAAGGTTATCTAATGCCGCCCGGCTTGTATAAAACCACAACCCAAATTTTTTGCCGATAAAATACATATCGTTTACCCCTGTTTCCCGGTATTTCTCCGACAACATTTGTTGGCTGTAAATGATTGACGAAAATTTAACTTTGCCGTCTAACTTGGTTGCAATCTCGGCAATGTCCGTCGCCTGTGTTCTTTTCTTTGTTTCCATATTTGAAATTTATTTGGTTCCGGGAACCCGCCCGGTCGGATTAGTAATAATAAAAGGATATTTTCAAACCCCGGCGCAACTTACAATGTTCGGCGTCTTTGACACAACGGAAAGCACGGCGCAATAATTTGTTCGCCATTTCAACGCCTACTAACTTAATCAAACCGGAAACGCCAACCAACGTGTTAATCTTTTTGCCGTTGAACAAGCCGTTTACTTTGATTTTGAAAGTACGGTTAATTTCTTTTGTTGTATATTCCAAACCGTTGTAAATATCTTCGGGCTTCATTGTATCGCTCTTTTTGTTGCCGGGAAAACGCCCGGTCGTTTTATTAACATGGCACAAAGATAGGGCATTTTATTTTAACTACCAAAAGAATTTTCTTTTATTTTCGATTTGCGGACAAAAAACGGTTCTTTTGGCTCCCCGCAAAGTTATTTTTGGCGAATTTTCATTTTAAGCCACTTTATTTGCCGGGGTGGGTACTTTATCCATTCAAACAAAATAATCGAAATACGGGGCTAAAAACGGGCAAAAACAAAAACGGGGTTGCAACGCTTGGTTACAATCCCCGTTTCCCGGTATTATGAACAATAAAAGTTACTTTTCTATGGTTACGAACTCAACGCCCAATATTTTTGTTGCCGGGTTCTTGCTTACAACATCAATTTGCCGATTTTTGATTTTCTTTGTTTTCCATAAAAAACCTAACCAACGTTTGTATTGCACCGTTTCGACAATCAACAGACTATCCCGGTTTATATGCGTCCCGGTAAATTGTCCGTCCGGCGTGGCGCATCCGTGCAACTCAAAATACGGTTCGACAATATCGACGCATCGTAAAACGGTCGTAACCGTATCGCCGGGCAAATATACAACACTATCCCGGACGGTTGCCCGCAATTCGTTGATTGTTTCCATTTGGGTTGTTGTAACCCGTTCCAACTCCCGGTTCTTTGTCTGCAACGTCTTTATCAACTCCGCATCGCTCGCCCGGTATTTTTCAAACTCTGACAATTTCAGTTCCAAAACCCCAACTTTGGCGGCGTTCAAACTATCTTTCGTTTGGTACCGGGAAACTTCCTGCAATAACGTTTCCGTGTTGGTTCTGTATTTGTCCCTTTCCCCGGTCAACGTATTAATCCGGGAACGTTGCACCCATATAGTGACAACGGCGGAAACCGCCAAAGCAATTGCCGCTATTATTAAATATTTTTTCATAAGATACGTTTTATCGCTTCATAATGAATTTTTGCAATACGTTCACGCCCGGCGTCTGACAACATAAAACGGCAATCTTTTTCGGTATCCATGAAAAAGTTTTCAGATAATACCGCCGGGCAAACCGTATGTTTCAGAATGTAAAATTGGTTTTCTTTGTCCGGGTCGCCGTCGGTATGGTCAAAGCGCATTTTCCAACCATCCGGGGCAAACTCTTTTTCCGCCTCATTACAAAGTACGGTTGCGATTGCATCCGCTTTCGTTTGTCCTACGCTGGTATAACATTCCCACCCGGTGCCGCCTCCGGCGTTCCCGTGAACGCTAAACAAAACGGCGTTGTTGCCGCAATCCGCATGGATAACGTTTGCACGGCGGCAACGCTCCGGCAATGATACGTCGTTGTCCTCCGGTACCAAAATTTCAAACTTTATTCCCTCCGCTTTCAACATCGCCGCAATACGGCGTACAATATCACGGTTAAACTCCCATTCTAACAATTGGGAACCGTCCCCCCAAATGGGGGAACGTTTTCCGGCTGTATTATTGCCGTGTCCGGCATCTAATATAATTATCTTATCCATTTTTATTTTGTTTTATGGGGCTTTTCGCCCCGGTTATTATTCATAAAATTCTGTTGCCCCCTTTTCTAACTCATCCGGTATAAACGGCATACCTACCATTTCTTTGAAGTTTATAATAACCTCAAACAAAGGTTTTCCGTCTGTTCCGCTTTGCAGATAAAAGCCATCATCAATGTTTGAATTAGCCAAAAATCTAACTGACTCGCCCTGCTGAATTGGGAATGATATACTTTTAGACTGAATGTTCTTGGCAATCTTTCTGTTTGCTTCAATGGTTGTTGAATATCGGCTGTTTGGAACTTCCGTTAATGAACCATCCGGCGCAACCTTTGCAGCCCAAAAATTGGCTTCATTAATTGTGCTTGTTTCGTTATATGCCTGCCCGGAATACTGAATTGTTATAATTCCGTCCGCCTCTGCCAATAAATCTCCTTGAACTTTGTTAGGGTCTGACGCTCCGGGGTCTGCCCATGCGTTATTATTGCTAACCAAAGCCAAACCCTTTTTAATGCCCAAAGGTATATTTCCTGCGGTCTTGTTATACGTATATCGGTAACTTGCATCGCCTGCCGGGGTCATAACAACAAATTTTGCATAATCTTTCTGATATTCCAAATATTTTTCCGAAATATGCGAACTATCTGTTACTACCATTCGATTAAACCACGGGGTTATATCTCCCTCGAAATCATTCAGTACCATATTGGTTGGCGTTTGTGATTCGGTAGGATATATAATAACCGCAAATTCTACTGCATCAGCCGGAATAACAAAAGTTTTGGTTGCCTCGTGGATTCCGCTTACTACATCTTCCGAAATAAACAATCTGTCTGCAATGCTCCATCCTGCATTAAATTGCGGTTGGTCATTGTTAATACTAAGTAATTCCGGGGACGGTGCGACCGCTTCCGTTCCGGTGTACTTCATCAAAGCAACAACAAAAGAGTTTTGTTTATCCGTAATCTTAACCGTTGCTTTATAATTTTTCCCCTTAAGTACATGGGTATCAAATCGGCTGTACTTCTTAAACAAAGAAAATACGGGTAAATCCTTTCCGTTATCTTTTACAACCAACTGATTGTTTGAAATACTTACTTTTGCGGCTGTTTTAACAGACAAATATGTATTATCGCCGAAATACATTACATCATTAGTGACGTCAATTTCCGGTTCGTCAAAAACCAAAGCCCTTGAAAGGTTCAAAGAGTTGTAACCGTAATATTTATTATTCATTTTGATTTGATACCCGGTAAACGCCATAAATGCTAACAATGCCTTTCCGACTCCATAGTCTTTGCCTACTGACTGAATCAACACACATGAATTTGCCCCAATAGACAATAATTCTTCATTCGGGAAATTGGTTTCTATACGCAAATGAACATCAGTAAATGCCTTTGCTTGACACTCTCCCAAATACAATTCTTTGCGTTGTTTGTCGCCTGCTTTATAGTCAATCTGAACCGCCATAGGGTTGCCGTTTACATCTAATAACGTTTGGTCGTTATCGTCAGCAAATTCAAGTCTAACCCAACCGTCCTGCGTAATTCTGTTATCCCCATATTGCGTTGGCTCAATATACAAGCCAATTAAAAAGGTTGTTCCTCCGGAAATATTTGGGTCGTCTTGTGGGTCAATATCTTGTATAACAAAAGATTTCTTTTTCATATCTTGATATACTGACATACCGCCCTTAACTTTCAAATCAGAAAACCACAAACGGGATTTTGCATATTTAGAATTTACCAATTCATCATTACCTAACATTGCCAATATTCCCTCTGCATCTTTTCCCGGAACAACGGATAAATCAGCCTTGAAAATCGGGTCTCCATCGGGTGTTTGTCCGTTTCCCATTTGCGAAATACGAACCGTTCCATCCATACTTCCGACCTCTGTTGCTTTAAATGATTTTTTTGCTATTTTATCATTAAACAAAAATGGAACATTTCCCAAATTTACATTTGCTTCGTCTGTATCACTATCGTATTCAATAAAGAAAGGTTTTTTAAATCGTAAATTCTTTGTCTGCAACACAATATTTCCCTGCTCATCGCTTGTTGTTAGGCTGCTATCAATAGTTTTATACCACGGAATAAAATCCCACGTATTTTCGTTCTGAATAGGCAAAAAAATACCTGCAATCCCATTGCTTGTAACGGTTATTGGTGTATTTGCCCCATCAATACTTTCTCCGGCTGCCGGGCTAATTATTGCCTTGTAATTGGCTGCCCCCGGTTCTTGTATAAGTTCCAAAATGATAATTCGGTTATCCGATACGGGCGGCAATGTCTGTTGAATTGTTTGGTTGTTGCTCATCTGATAAACCAACAACAAAGTTGTACTTTTGTTGTACGGGTCTGTATTCAGATTTACCCCCTTTTGTACCTCTTGGCGGTTGGCATAGAATAACGCCTTAATCTGCTCGTTTGTCTTTCCTGCTGTTGCCGGGTGCGCTGTTTTAGACAATGCAATAAAAGCCGCATTTTGCTTAATCATACGGTCAAACTCTGTTGGGCTTATTGGGTTCTTTGCGTCTGCCAATCCTGCCGCCAAACCTTTTTCTTTGAGTTTTGCCAAATCTACGTCCGCTAAATCATTCTGAGCAAAATTACCGTCCTTTGCTTTTTTCTCAAAGTCTTTTGCATCAACATTTGAAAGGTTTTTGCTTGCCCCGCCCAATGCCGCCAGCGTTGCGGCAAACGCCGGGGTTTTTACATACTTATCCAAATAATCTTTAATCCATTGTTCGTCCGCTCCTGCCGGAACCCACGGAATTTGTGCTGCATCATTAATTTCTATTGGCAAATATACATCAACCCACATTGCGCCCTGCCTATCTGAAAGGAATGTACCTTTCTGAACCACTTCAACGCCCAATTTCTGTTGGTTCTCTGAAATGTATGTTCCGGTTATTGCTTTTGCATCGCCCAAAAAAGTTTGCGTATAAACCTGCATTTGCCCCAAACCCAAAAGCGGAACGATATTAAACAACAACATATCGTTCTGAATCTTACAATTGGTGCAAACCCCTTTGTTTACCTCAAATTCAAACGGCTTACCGCTTCCGGTAAAAATCGAACCTTTGACGTGTACGGAATCCGCCTTAATTGGGGCGTTGTTTTTATCCCGGAACATCATCATTAAAATTTGGCTGCTGCCCGCTGATAATTGTTTCATTCCTGCCATAATAATAAAATTTTGTGGTGCGGATTGCTCCGCACCGGGTTAAACATATTACTTTGTTTATTCATCTTTTTTCTTTTTATTGTTTTTGTCGGGGTCGTCCCCAAATTCTTTTTCCAATCTGTCAATTATCGGTTGCAAATGCGACGGTAAAGCCCTTGTAAACTCCAAACGGATAACATGGTAAATAATACGCAATGCCAATTCCCGGGGGTACGCAATAATCAGATTGCGGAACGCATTTTGCAAATACACATACATAAACACGTATGTTAGTGATTTTACCACGATAACCGCCGCATTTTCATCGCCGCAATTTTTCATTATTACAAAAATCGCCTCCACGATAAACAGATACAACAGAAATTCGCACAATGCGTTTTTAAACTTACGGAACGAAAAGTTTTTGCATCGCACAATCGCCACACCGTCCGCCCTCATTCCCGCCCAAATGTTAAAAGCAAACATTACTACCAGCGCATAAACAAAACCTTTTGTCGGTGTCAAATATCCCAAAACGGGGCTGACTGCTGAAATACCAATTATGCGCCATTGTTCCCAATTAAAAATTCTTTCCATAATATTTAAGCCATTCAAAATAACCCATATTTTCCAAATAACAATTGTCGTTTTCTGACGCTTTAGCCTCTTTTTCAAATGATATGTCTTTGTATGCGTTCTTTAATTTGAACAATGATTTAAAGAACCATTCCAAAACATACCAAATATAAAAAGAAAACAACGGCAATATATACCACCATGCCGAAATATTAAATATCAATTGCAATATAAACATTATTACCCATACGGCAAAAAACATTTCTATCCACTGACGGGCGTGCGTACATTCGTGATTGCGTACACTTTGAGGCATTTCGGTTTTGTCTTTAAATTCAGTAAACACAAAAGCCGTTAAAGTTATTGTTGTGTAATTAGCCCACAAAATTGCGTGGGCTAATTTGCTGTTGTAAATTACTTTTTTCATTTTACTTATAATTATTCTATTTTACCCAAGTTTCGGGGGTATATATTTATATTAATGCAGCAATATACTCTGCTATCTTGGTACCTCCAACAGTAGTAGGATGAATAAAAACATATTCGTTTTTTAAGTATTTAGTAGCATTATATCTCCCAAACAGAGGGAATAAATCTATATACTGACAGCTGAACTCTCTTGCACATTCTGCTATGACTTTGTTTTGTTCAACAGTTAGATAATCATAACCTCTATTTATATAATCATTATCTTTAATCATTGTCGCATATGGTCCTACGACTATAATTTCAGCGTTAGGATTAGCATCAACCACCTTTTTCAATAACCCTCTAAAACATGCCCTAAAAGTATAATTATACTTCTGCACACCTGTAGTTTCACCTACTTCGCTGTAATCTCCTATTGATTGTAATTTCTCGTTATCTGTATATATTTCGAAGGTAGACCCTGTATTGTCCTCCGCATCTGTTTTAAGATTCGTTATACCTTGTATTGCACCAAACCCTCCTCTTGTTGGATAATTGGTAACATAAGATACTTTATCATTTGCACCACCGAATACAATTATAACATCCCCCTTGTAATATTTGCTATCAGAAGCCCTTGAATATATAGATGTTTCTTTTACAGGCATAACAGTTTCACCACCCTCTGCCGTTCTAAACGGTTGTCTATACTTGTTTCCACTGGCATCAGTCCATATTGGATGAGCATACCCAAATCCATCAACAACAGTTTCTTCTGTTTTAGTAATATCTGCTACATCTTCGTAATATGTATCTGTATCAGCTAAATCTGAAGTCAAAAGAATATAACCGTATCCTTCTGTTTTAACACTCTCATCTGCGCCTCTAATCTCTTTAGGATTATGCCACATACCTGTCAATTCACATAATCTATCTTGCCAAGTTCTTTGATATGTAATGGAATCGCCTATGGTAACAAGTTTTTTCCCTCTACGTTTAAATCGTATATCAAAAACATCACCAAATCCATAAATCTTATGAATATCATCTAAACCTATGGCTAAACAAGCAATTTCATATTGAGCTATTGGTAAATTGAACCTTATATATGCTGCATTACTATTTAAAATAGTATTTCTTACATAATCCTTAGTCCTAGCATCAGATTTCCAAGCTGATGATGGAATAGTACCAATGAAGCTCTTGGCTTTATCATACATCAGAATAGCGCCATACGATGGTATGTTTGAACTTATCTTTTGCCCTCCAACTACAGGTATGAAAAATGAATAAGACAGACTTGCTGTCGCTCCACTTTTTGTAATCGTAACACCATCAGAAGTGTTAATAAAGGCCCCTTGTTCTTGAATCAATTCTTGACTAAAAATATTAATAGAATTGATATACATAGAATGAAATTTATCCAATTTGGTCGGAATTACATCCAATTCCTTCCTATTGGAAATATCAGTATATGTAATACCATAATCGTAATATTTAGCATTGTATATATTTGTCTTAACAGACAAATCCTCTTCTCTAGTGTAGATAAAAATACTATTTTTATTATTTTTACTACTCAGCGATATTCTTATATATCTAATACCTTCTTCTACTAAATATGTGCCATTGCTACTGGATATAGCTCCTAAAAAATTAAAATTCTCATCATAGCCATAGATTGCACCATAAGCATAAGCGGAGGAATAAAATTTAGTAGTACCTAACAAATCTATTAATACTGAATATGCTCCATTATCAAGTGGTTTTAAAACTCCTGATGCATTAATATAAAATCCCTCTATAAAATCTGTTACAGAGTTTATTTTATTGACAAACTGATTACTTGTATCTCTGATTGTGGTAAGAGATTCAAAATCATCTAATTGAGCAACAACGCCATTTATCTGTTCATCAGTATATAATTTATCCTCGGTAATTCCGTATTCTACGAATTTTGAATACTCTTTTAAATACAAAAAGAAACTATTACCATCCATAGATGTTGTATTACCAGATAATCTTATATAATAAACATTAGATGGCACAGTATACTTATTTAAAGCAATGTCAGCAGTAAGTATCTCTATAAAGTTAAAATTTGCATCATATCCATATATACTACCTGTTGCATAGATTTGACTGTAAAGATATTCAAATCCTTTAACAGCATAAAAAGGGCTTGCAAATTTACCGCTAAACACATACTCTTGACCAGTAGTGGAATTAATGATCTTATCCAATACCATTTGGTTTTTGTCAAGTTTGTTGAACGAATTTATCTCGTTTGGATAAATGACATTTAGTTTATTCTGTATGCCCAATATTGTACGTGCGCCAACTTCGGAAAAATTACCAATACCCCAGTTCCCTTTTAAATATTCCCAACTCTCATTCTCATTACTCTCATTAATAAAAGTAACTTTCAAACCTATCACTCTGTATTCGTCCGGAACTTGGGCAATTGCCCCTGCAAGCGTGTATTTATTAGTTCCACCCTCGCCATTTGTAGGGTATAATGTTGAAATATTTAGTTCATTTGGGGGTAAACCAACTTTTACGGTCTGTTTACTCCATGCGCCATTCCATTTTAGAACCGCCAATTCTCCCCTATTTACACTAATGTTTGCAAAATTGGTATAGGTTCCCTCCCCCGCAATATAAAATACATTTTGGTCGGGTGTTCCGGGGTTTGTATTTGTTGCCGCAATGCCTACAAATTGGTAATTACTCCCAAAACTATTAATCATTGTAAGCAAAGTATTTTGCAACACTTGCCCGGAAATTGCTTGCGTTCCGTTCGTTTTAATAACGTTCGAAACCGCCGCTTTTAATTGTTCATAATTTCCCATAATTCAAATTTTTAATCGTTGTTAAAATCATTATTATAATCGCTGTTGAAATCTCCCTTGTTTTCCAATATATACCCACGCCCGATTTTCTTTACAACTGTGTTTGTCTTAAACTCAATTTCCACGCTTGCCAAATCGCCCTGCGTTTGCCATTTTGGGGTAATTAGAAACGTATCGCAATCGTATTCCCTGCCGTATTTATCCGTTATATGAATGTAATCAGCCATACGGATAAAACGCATAACATCGCAAAGGAACTCCGGTGCCAATATGGTACATTTAAACGTTTTGACTGATATTTGTTTTTCCGGGAAAAAATACCCGTCCCGTTCTTCGCCGTCCTCTTCAAATTCATAATCCGGTTTTCCCAACTCTGTACAAAGGTACAACGTATTTTTGAAATCCGGGTTTTTATATACTATTTGCCCGGCGTCAAATACCAAATTTTCAATATCCCACCATTGTATTTTTAAGTAACCGGAAAAATCTTGTACGACCGTGAACATTTCAGAATACCACGTTTGAACGCCATCATATAACCGCAAATAATAAATTCCGTCAAACTGATTTAACGGCATGGGTAATATTGCCGGGTATAATATTACATCATATCCCAACGTTTGAAACCGGACAATCTGCAATCCGGTTTCTTTCATGTACGTTGTTATGTTTGCAACTTGCTTTCCGGTCTTTTCATACAATACCACTGACGTAACATTGTTTGACCGTGTGTTTCTTATTATCTGAAACGGTAACAATCTATCAGCCGGTGCGAACAATGGGTATATTTGCCCGTATGCGTAACTTTTACGGTGGTTCTGCTGCTCTATTGACGTGTACCACGGTAAAACGCTTATGTTGTTATTCTGTATCATATTTCAACGTTGCTTTAATGTTTCGACTACACAAATTTACGCTTAATTTATCAACTTGACCGTTACCGATATACGTTTTTATTAGTTGCATCGGGTTTGGGTCGTCATTTGCCGGAAAACTAAACGTTTGTTTCTTCTTTCTCTCAATACCGTATGCGTAAACCTCGGAACCGTTTATTGATACACGACGGGCGGGTAAATCATATAACCAATACGGGGATTGCAGATTGATAAACGCCAAATATCCGTTTTGCAAAAAGTATTCGACCCCGTTAATAGTTTGGCGGGTAAATGGTAATATCCATTGCGACCCGGACGTTGGCGGAACGGCGGCAAACAAGGCGAACCCGTCCGAACTCATATTGCCGGGGTTTAACAACATCATATCAATATCGGACGTAAAGTTTGATATATTAATTTCCTCAACCTTTCCGGGCGTTACATACTTGCTTATTACTTGTATCGGCAACCCTTCAAATGCCGCCGTAACGTCGTCCATCCATTCAAATTGGTAACGTTCCGGCAAATCGACCTTATCAAACGAATATTCCGACGTGTTGAACGCCCACGGTTTCCCGTTGCGCAAATTCAATTCCTTTGTCAAATCGTGGCTTAATATAGCCCCGCCGGAATAGGAACCGCCATTGCGGAAATATTGGATATGTTCGATTTTAAATTTGCCGTCCTCAATGAACCAATAACATTTAAAACAATCCCGTAACATATTGGTAAATTGTTGTAAGGTCGTCGGGGCTTTTTGTGCGGGTTGCTGATATTCCCCGTTTATAATATTGGTTTTCTGTGATACAAGCAAACGGAAATTCAACCCGGATATTGGGTTGTTACCGCTGTATAAAAATTGACTGTATTCCGCCGTGGCTGCGTGTGTTATACCCGGTGCAATCTGATTGAGCAAAACGGATATACAAGACGCAACCGGGAACGCATCCCGCAAAGTATATGCTTTTCGTGCTTTTTTCTCTAATATCCAATCCATCAAATAAAACCCAAACCATAACGACGCATAACGCCACGTTGACCGGGCGATTGGATAAAACGTTTGTCCGAAAATGGAATAGGGCGGCGCAAAATACTTTCCGTTGTCCGCTAATCCCCACTCGGTCGGGGTATCTGAAAAGTTGTTTGAAATAAACGCCACGTCGATTGCGTAACCAATCGCACGCCTATAATTACGGTTATTATCAACTATATCATCGGCGGGCAATGGATATGTATTAAGGTCGTCGATTTTCTCCACGTCGCACAAATACCGGGCGTATATATTATAACTTTTCATATCGGCGTGCATTGTACCCGTTGCGCCGGAACCCTCAACAGCGGTTAAATCAAACTCCAATGTATCAAAAGGCGACGTTGTAACCTTTGTATAACGAAACATTACCGTATCGTCGGATTGTTTCCGTATTTCAACTACAGCAATACCAAACGGCAACCCCCCGTTTATTCGTTGTTGTGAAATATAGATATAATAATTAACATTCAATTCCGGGTATAATTTCCCCTCGAATACGTCCGCACTTGCACCCGTCGCCATTCGTCCGGTATAAAGCCCGGATATTACCGCCGGGGAACCGTTGGACGTAATTTGTATTTCTTTCAATATATTGCACAAAGCAAAATGATAGGTTTGTACTAATGCGTTTTGGTCGGTCGTGGCGTTTGCGTCTTGTTCCCAATTCGTACCGCCCAAAAAACAAGAAACAACACTATCCCCCGGAACGTATATTTGAATTAATGGACGCTTGTTTATCGTTATCCGTTGGATTGTCGGGGCTAACGTTATTAAATTGTATTCCTTTTCCAATCCCGCCAACACGTCGTTATAATCGTCGATTGCGTCCGGTTGTACAACAACCTTTTTATCGTAATCGGTAAACGTGCAATCGGTTTTCATAAACTTGCCTTGAAAGTATTGGAACCATGTACGCCCGCCGTCGTCGCTCTTTTCAATGCAATACAAAAATTCATTGTCGAACGATTGACGGTTTATATAGTCGTAATCATCCCGGACAAAGGTAATTTTGCCGGATAATTTGGCACGATAAAACCGTTGGTTGGTTTCTAATTCGTACTCCTTTGCCAAATCGTCCTTATAAATCGGATGCACGGTTTGACCTTGTAAGACGTTCGGGGCGTCCAACGTTCCCAATCTCAACCATGCCGTCCCGTTGGCGTAATGCGCTTTGATTACATTAAACCGGATATATGCGGCATTGCTTGGTATGTCAAATTCCGTATTTGTGGCGGACGGGTCGCTCCCCCAACCGCCGATAATTTTTTTATTGCTATCGTAAAATGCGCCCCCGGATTGCGTGGTGAAATTCTGAAACAATTTGCGGGGGTACACATTCCCAACCGGGACAAAAGTACGGGTATAATAGAACTTTGTACTATTCCCGTTTATGTTCCCGGTTGTGTGACTTATCGCCCCGTTCGCTAAAAACGCATTTACAAATGAATGTCTATAAATCGGGTTCATATCAATTTTTAATTTTACGTGTCAAATTCTTGTAAACCTCAATAACATTGCCGTTGCCATCGACGTAACGACGGC